GGTGTATATTGATGGTTTAGCCGCCAGCATTGCATCGATTATTGCTATGGCTGGAAATAAAATTGTTATGCCACCAGGATCAATGATGATGATACATAATCCTCTAGTGGGCATGTATGGGTCATATATGGCATCTGAGATGCGTGAAACTGCTGATTTTTTAGATAAAATCAAGGAATCATTAGTTGCCACGTATACATCAAGGCAGACCAAGAAAACCAAAGATGAAATTGTGGCATTAATGGATGCGACAACGTGGTTCACTGCCCAGGATGCATTTGACAGTGGTTTTGCTGATGAGGTGGAAGGCAGTACGCCAATCAGCTCAAACATGACTGGCAAAGTGCTGAACATTGCTGGTATGGCGTTCAACTTAGAATCATTTCCTGTTATGCCTGTTAATATAGCGCAGGCGCCTAAAGAAGATAAAACTGAGGAGGAAGAAATTTTGAATTTAGCAGAATTAAAAACAAAATACCCTGACCTATATAATGAAATTATTGCCGTGGGTGTAACTCAAGAACGCAGTCGCATGAAAGCACTCGATGAGGTGCAAATTGGCGGCTTTGAAAATATCGTCAATGCGGCTCGTTATGAATCAGGCGCAACTGCTGAGCAGGTAGCTATGCAAATTATAACTGCTCAAAAAAAGCAGGGATCAGATCATTTGCAAAACCTGCAGACTGATGCTGAAACATCAAATGTTAATAAAGTACCTGGCGCCGCTGCTCCTGAAAATGAAGCTAAAGCCGCCGAGGAAAAAGAAGTAACTGGGTTACTTGATCGTTTAGCAAATATGGTTAAGGAAGGTGCAATCTAATGAATGAAAATCTTGCAGTAACATCTACGTCAATGACGTATGACGATTTAATTGTCAGTGGCACGTTTCCGATTATCACAGACTCGCTAGTAATTGCGAGCGGTAATAATCTTACTCGTGGTACGGTATTGGGAGTAATCAACGCTAGTGGTAAAGGTGTAGCTGTTGATTCAACAAAATCTGATGGCAGTCAGGTAGCCTATGCAATACTGACGCAGGATACAGATGCTACACTGGCAGACGTTCTTGCCCCTGTGTATTTAACAGGTGAATATAATGGTGACGCCATGATTTTTGGCGGGACTGATACCAAAGCAACTCACAAATCGGCCCTGCGTAAAATCGGTATTTTCATAAAAACAGTAGTTTAAGGAGGTAGATATAAATGACTGTAAATTTATTTGAAACTCGTACTTTAATGGGTGTCGTTAAATTAGTAAAACCCTCAAAGAGGTTTTTGCTTAATACTTTTTTCGGAAAAACAAATCCAATTATCACCTCAACGATTGACATTGATCTTGTGAAAGGCAAAAGAACTCTGGCTCCGTTCGTGTCTCAGCGCATTGGCAGTACAACTGTGGGAACTGATGGATTTACTACTCAGACCTACAAGCCACCAATGATTGCCCCTGATTTCCCATTCACAGGTGAGGATCTGCAAACCAGACTTCCTGGTGAAAATATTTATTCTGGAAATTCTCCTGATGATCGTCTAGCAGTATTGGTCCTCAATAAATTAAACAGTTTTGAGGATATGATTGCTCGCCGGGAAGAGTGGATGGTAGCTCAAGCGTTGTGCACTGGCAAAATTCCAGTTGTTGGCGAAGGTATTAACCAGTTGATTGATTTTAGCTTTACCAATAAGGAAACATTGGCAACTAAAGCTAAGTGGAGTTACAAGGCAACTGATTATACAGGAAATCCAATCAAAGATTTAAAACGTTGGAAGCGTGCATTAGCTAAAGCTGGTTTTACTCCTACACACGTTATTATGGATACTGATGCTGCGGATGCATTTTTGGAACATCCTGAAATTGTTAAACTATTTAACACTCCTACGGCTAATTTTGCCACAATCGCCCCAAGGGCAAAAGATCCTGATGGCACAACATTTATTTGTCGCATTAATGAAATTGGCCTTGATGTTTATAGTTATGAAGAATGGTATATTGATCCAGCCGATAACGTAGAAAAACCGTTAATGCCGTCTGGTACTGTGGTTATGGCAAGTAATGATTCTGCTGTCACTGGTTTTACCATGGCATATGCCAGTATTACGGATGTAAATAGAGGAACATTTAATTTACCGCGCGTCCCTAAGACTTGGATGTTAGAAAAGCCATCTGTGCGATATTTAGCCTTGCAATCTCGCCCGCTGCCAATACCTACAATGGTAGATAGTTGGTATGTAGGTATCGTATTGTAGTATTATGGGAGGTTTTCCTCCCCTCCGCTTGGAGGTTTTTATGAATTTTAAAGATCAAATAGCAAAAGATTTAGCCGTGTTTTTCAATAAAGAAGAACATGCAGATTTAGTTTTGTATAACAGTATGGAAATTGTGGCCATCGTAGAAATTGGTGAGGATAACGCCAAAGGTAATACATTTTCTCAGCAAGGATCGTCAGATAGAGCTTTTTTTGAGGTACAGGAACTTGATGTGCCAGAGCCGCAACTAGGTGATGTTATCACATATAAAAACAAAGATTGGCATTATGCTCATATAGTTAATTATTCGGCAGGGGTTTATCGAATCGAATGCACCGCGAGCGAGAGTGTATTTTAATGGCTAACCTGAAAATAGATATATCTGACGGAGCTACGCCATTTCTGCAGGATATGATTAAAAACCAGCCTTTATGGACTCGTAAGGCCATGCAATCAACTGGTTTATTTGTCCGTAAAGAGATTAAAGATGGCATTAAAAGCGTTGCTCCTGGAGGCGTAAGGTACGCTAAATTCATGCCTGCTGAAATGAGAGCAAAACTTGAAAAGTCGGGAAAAAAGAAATTTAGTACTCTTGGTAAAATGGCAAATGCCGTAAGGTCAAAGTATGATCCTTCTGATTTGTCGGTATCAATTGGCTGGCTATCAAGATCGGCAATCAAACGCGGTGAAAAAATTGAATCAGGCCAGGTAAGACCGATCACGCAGAAAATGCGTGATTATTTTAAGTCCAGAAATGTTCCTTTGTCGGCAAAACCTGCAATGGTTATTCCGGCGCGTAAAACGTTTGAGCCTATGCGGAATGCCTTGGAAGGTAAGATCGGTCAAAAAGTCGAGGATAAGATTTGGGAATATATCAATAAGGCGCGTGGTACTTAATGTTCATACCAACAATTATGGTTACTGACATTTCCGAGCGATGGCGTGTAGCTATCAGAGGGAGTGTAAAAATTGAAGAATTTTGCCAAGAAAAATACGGTAAGACATTTAAACTTTATGATGGCTATGATGAAAAGAATCCACCTACTGCTACCGATTGCCCATATGTTGTTTTGCTGCCAGGAAGGAAAATCGAAGGTGCAGGGAGACCAGAAAATAGCTATATGATCACAATAGCCTGGTGTATTTTAAATAAAACGCCTATTATTACTGGCAATGACATTTCATACCCTGGATTGAGAGAAACCGATACTTTTGGACAATTAATACAAGAGACGGTGGCTGAATTGAATCCAAGTTATCCGGTTAATGATGTTGATTACGATATTGACCCGGGTAGTAATTTCCCGCAGTACCCGGGGAGAATGGATCTAACACTAAATATACAGGTAATAATGGGTACAAATTTAGTTTATTAAGGAGTTGATATTTAATGGGACAAGCCCAAGGCTATCGCGGTCAGCTTAGAATGGCTTTTGAAACAACATATAACCAAACACCAGCTGTACCAAACGCTATTTTAATGCCAATTCAATCAAGCAAAATTAAATCAAAGCAGAATCTTGCTGAAGATAAAACAATTACAGGTCGGCGTGATCCTGCACAACCAGGTATGGGATTTATTGATGTTTCTGGATCTGTTGCAGTACCAATGGATGAGATTGGTATAGGGGACTGGCTAAAAGCAATTTTTGGTGATCCAGTGACAACAGGCACAGCAGATCCATATACGCATGTTTTTAAACCAGGGCTAAGTCAACCATCCCTAGTGTTGGAACAAGCATTTCCAGACATTGGACAGTATTTTTTATTCAATGGATGCAAAGTTAGTAAATTAGGACTTTCATTTGGCGGTGATGGTGATCTAACTGCCAGTATCGATGTGATGGGCGCGAAAGAAACCATTTCAACTACCAGTTTTGATGATACTCCTACGCAAATACCGCTCACTAAGTTTGGTAATTTCCAAGCATCTATTAGTGATAATGGTGTTGATTTAGCGGTAGTTACAAAGTGTGATCTTAATTTAGATATGGGACTTGATGGTGATACCTATGTGTTGGGTGGCGGTGGATTCCGTGGTTCAGTTAACGAGGGTATTATTGGTGTGTCTGGCAACATTACCGCATTATTCACCGATGCTGTACTGCTTAACAAAGCCATGGCAGGATCCACATCTAAAATAGCGCTTAAGTTAACAAATGGCACACACTCTCTAGAATTCAAGATGCCTGAATTAATGTATGAGCGAAATTCTCCTACAATTGACGGACCAAAGGGCGTTGTAGTGGAATTAGCATTTAAGGCGTTTTATCGTAATAGTGTGGAAAATGCCGTTATTGTAGTTACTTTAGTAAATGGGCAAGCAACATATTAATAAAAGGGTGGTAATTTAACATGACCGAACAAGAAATTAAAGAACTTGAATTGAAGGAAGCTAAGGAACGCGAAGAAAAACGAGCAGCCCAAGAAGCAACAAACAGAGAAATTTTACTTGAGTTGGTCGCGGCTGGTACAATCCCTACACCAAGAGCATTAACTAGGCCAGAACGCAAGGCAATGGATCTAGCTGGTTGCAATTTCAGTAAGTTAAAAACTGGTGAAACTAGAAGTTTTTCAGAACGGATCGAGGAAACATATGACTGGATTATTGACAACGTGTATCCTGGACAGCTTGATAATATAGGCAACAATGTAGCGAATTATATTGCACTTAGAACCTACAACATGACCTATAATGATGATTTATCAATAAAAAACTAAAGAGCATTTGGGAGTGGAATTTGGAAAAAGTAGAGTATTGTAACGCATGCCGAAAGGCCAAGCGTGATACTGACTGCCCCAAATGCATAAATAAATGTCCAGATTTATTTTTTGAGAATAAAAACATTTGGAGATTATGGAACAACATACAGACTCAGTGGCGAGTGATTGATGGCGGTATGATCGGACTTGATTATACTGCCATCAATTTTGTCACTGAGTTGCTTGATGTTGATCTAAATCCTGCCGATTTTGCGAAATTAAGATTGCTTGAGAGTGTGACAATTAAAAATTCGCGAAAGGAGAGATAAGTGGGAGCAAGAGACGTACAAATAAAGATAGTAGCCTTTGACCAAGCCAGTGGGGCATTTAAGCAGCTTGAAGATTCTGCTGCGCGAGCTACAAGGCAAGTTCAGAGTATGGCGAGTAGCTCGACTGGTGCAGTATATAATGCGGCAGGGATCGCCGCTGGTATTATGGCGTATAATGCGTTGAGTTCAGCCGCTAGCTCAGCTATGAACATGACGCTTAATTTCTCAAAGAGCATGGAAACAAATGAGATTGGTATAGCTGGCATTCTCATGTCAATGACTACTTTAAATGGTGAAACCATGCAGTGGGGCGATGCGATAAATATTTCAAAGAACACAATGCGACAACTTAATGATGAGGCCTTAAAAACTGCTGCCACATCTGAGGAAATGGTTAATACTTACCGGGGATTATTGGGCCCTGGTCTTGCAGCTAAAATGACCATGCAGGAAATTGTACAGTTAACCAGTACAGGTGTCAATGCGGTTAAAAGCTTGGGATTAAATAATACGCAGTTAGTTCAGGAGTTAAGGGATTTAGTACAAGGTGGCATACAAGCATCCAGCAGTACACTTGCCACAGCCCTGGGCCTTAAAGATAAAGATATTAAAGCTGCCAAAGAATCGTCCGAGGGGTTATTTAAGTTCTTAATGGCCCGCATGGAGGGCTTTAAAGTTGCTAGTGAATACACTCAAAACACTTTCTCCGGGAAAATTGATCAGATAAAAGAGGGTATTACTAGACTTGGATCTACAGGTACAATACCTATATTTAATGCAATCAAAGATGGTTTAGGCGAAATCGGAAATAAACTTATTACTATAAATTCCGAAACAAAAGCGGTAGAGATAAATCCTGAGTTACAAAAAAACTTAACTGACATATCAACCAAAGTCGTAAAAATAGGTGATGATTTACAGGAGTTATTTTTACCAGTTACCACGGTTGCCGTCCCTGCTTTAAAAATAGCAGGTGCTACAGTAGCTTGGGTAGCTGACAACGTAGTCTCTGTAGGGCGGGGCCTTGCTACATGGTACGTATTACAGACTATAGCAGGGATGTATACCAGTATTACTGCAGCCGCTAATGGAGCAGTAGCGGCTAATAGTTTGCTAGGGCGTACTGTAATGGCGACTACTACCGCATATGCAGAACAAGGGATTTTAGCACAAAAATATATAGCTCAGGAAATGGTAGCTGTTGAAGGGGCGGCCGCTGCCATTATTGCCGCCGAAAAAGCAAAAGCAGTAGCTAAGAAAGAAAATGCAATACTGACAGCGGGTATTTTAAAAGCTGAGGAGTCAGGTAATTATATTTTAGCTGGGCAAATAAGAGGGCTTGCTGCTGACTATATTAAACTTGGCGTAACAGCTGAAGAAGCTGGATTGATGCAATTACAAGCCGCTAAAATGGCAAAGGACGGTAATTTTTTACTAGCTGCTCAGTTGATTGCAGTACGAGATGCTCATTTGGCTACAATTGTTGCCGCAAGAGAAGCACAAGTCGCGTCTACAGTCGGCGCAGCTGGTGCAATGAAAGCGGTTGGTGGATTACTGGCGGCAGTACGGGCACTTGCTGGTGGATGGTTAGGCGTAGGTATTGCCGCAACGTGGGGAATCAGTGTTGCAGTTGACGCTTGGAAAAATAAGAACCGCATTGAAAGCTATAATAAAAAGGCTGAAGTTTTTTATGAAGATGGTAAATATTATAAAAACGTATGGGAAGATGGCGGCACGGTTGACGATGGAATGGGCGGTCAATTGGCATACAGTGGCGGGAATGTAAAAAAAGAATTATCTCCCGATGAATACCAAAAACAATACGAATATGATCAGACTAGAAAAGATCTGGAAGAAGGTACTACCCCAGTACCTGAAATGCCCACTATTGATCCCAACGCTGTAGGATTAAAATTTCAACCAGCAGGGGCTGACACATCTGCAAAAGAAGCAAGAGCGGAAGAAAAAGCTTATGAAGAATCTCAAAAGCTAAACGATAAAATAGCCGATATGATGGCTAAGATGAACGAAAAAATAACAGGTGAAACCAGTTCTGTTTTTGCTCTCAGCTCAGAAAAACTTAAAGATGAAATTGCCAACATGCAACGCGATCTTGATAAATCAGCTATTGATTTTGGTAAATATGGGATAGAAACTCAAGCCGTTAAAGATAAAATGGTTGAGTATGAAAAAGTAGCATCCGAAAAAATAAATAAAATTTGGAATGAGTCATGGACTGCTTTAAAAAACAATGGCGTACTAATGGGTGCCCAAATACTGAATGATAAACAGGCACAGGCCGAGGCTGAATACCAAATTGAGTTAGAAAAAATTCGGAAAGAAAAAGAAGCACGTCAAAAGGAAGTTAGAAAAGATGG